AAGCGTCAGGCATCCGCAGCGTCGCTACCCCGCAAACATCATCTTCCAAGCACGGCCACTTCAAACGCTCAATTCCAGAACGCCGTCGTTTAGTGTCGGATTTGGACCGGCGTTCACAAGTGCATTCCGGCGCGGCGAACTGTTTCGCTTGACGTGGTCGGATCTCGACGTCGAGCGCCGGCTCGCGTTAGTCCGCGATCGCAAACATCCACGACAGAAGAAGGGCAACGACGAGTGGGTGCCGCTAATCGGTGATTCGCTCGAAGTATTGCTGCGTCAGCCACGGTATCCGGTGCCGCCTGAATACGAGGCGAAGCGCAAGATGGACCCGAAGATCGAGCCGCATCCGAACGAATACATTTTTCGGTTCGACAAGAGCACTGCGAGCAAGTACTTCAAGCTGGCCTGCGACGACAAAGGCATCGTCGATCTTCGTCCGCACGATCTCCGGCACGAAGCGACGAGTGCGCTGTTCGAAGACGGATGGGATATTCCGGAAGTTGCGGCGGTGACCGGGCACAAAGATTGGCGCAACCTGAAGCGGTACACCAGTCTTGTGAGGGCTTGTGACGTTGCGCTGCTGGTTGGCTTATTGGGTTCGACTCCATTCAGAGCTTCTCGAAGCTCGGCCGCGCGCGCCGCTCGTGCCCGTATGTCCCGCGATCCTTCGGCCAGCGTGACATAGATCTCGTCATGGTTTTGCCGGTGCGTGTCGATCGTGAGGCGATAGAGCAGGTCGCCTTCCTGCAACCAGTTCGGTGCGGTGTTCTGTTTGTCGTTCATGGTTATCCTCAATTCTGATCGCGTGGTACCGCCCGGCCGAGCTGCATCAAACCCGTTTTGAGCGTGACGCCGGCGGCTGCAGCCCACGTGCGAGCGTCCTGCGCCGCTTTGTGCCGTGCGTAGCTGCCGGCGTCGTCGGCCATCAGGTCGAGCAGCACGATGTCGGCCGAGTGCGAGACGTCGCTCACAAGGGCGCGGATCTCGATGCAAAGCGCGTCGAGGCGTGCGTGCATGCCCCTGCGGGCATCCGCAGGGGCTTCGTTTCTCTGGATTGCTTTTCGCCGCGCACGCGGCGTGTCGTTCTTCTGGAATGCCTTTGCGGGCGCGAGCCCGCGCACACGCTTTGAAACCGCATTGCCGTCGACGCTCGCCAGTGTGATAGCCGGGCGCTTGTCCGCGCGTTCCCGCTTTCGCGGCAGCGGACGTGAGGTAGAAAGGGCCGGGCGTGGGGTCATTTGGCTTCGGTCGGCGTGTCGGCACGGCATCGAGCAGGTCTTCGAGGCCTGTCAACGCGCGATGTACGCCTGCGATCGTGCCCGGCGACAACTTGCCGAAGCCCGGATCGTGCAACACGCTTTGCAGCGCTTGCAAAAGCTGCTTTGCATGTTGCTCGCCAATCTTCCGTTGAGGCTCGGCGGCGGCCGTTGCCGCGACGCTTTTGGGCGACGTCGTGTGGAGATGCTTTTTCGTGACCTTCGTCTTGCCCGCGTCCTTCGCTTTCAACAGGCCCGAGACGATCCGCTCCAGCGTCCGTTCCGCGCCGTGCCGTCGTATCTGCTCGATCACGAGCGTGCCGGAGATGGAGCCGTCGCGGACGAACTGGTGAATCTCCGCAGGTGCTTGCTCGAGCAGCCGTTGGCGATTATCAGCGCGGTGAGGTGCGACACCCACTGTTGATCGACGGGGCGCACGTTGTCGCGTGGATCGTAGTGGAGCTGTTCGTACGGCACCATCCAGAGATCCGCCGACGTCGCGCCCGCCGCCGCAGCGGCGGCCTTCGTGTTGCCGGTGACGATCGGCTCGACGAGCGCGAGCGATTGGGTGCGGGCATCCATTACTCGGCCTCCTGCGGTTGGAGACTATGAGCGAGTTCCATCGAGCAGTCGAGGATCAGGCGCGACTGCGTTTTCGGTCGCCGAAGCAGGAGATTCGAGCGATTCGGAGCGATATCAATGCGCTCGACGATCCAGCCGAGCGCGAGAAACGCGCGGACGGCGCGATCGGCCGTCTCGTTGAAAATCCCCGCGCGAACTCGGAGCGCCCATTTTGCCCGGCCGCTGTAGCGGTATTCGTCGGGTGCGCGGCAGTCTTCGAGGTACATCGAGTAGCCGTCAACGGCAATGTAAATGCCGGTTTCAGCGACCAACGCAAGGTCGCGCTCGATCGCTCGGATGTGCTTCTCGGCCTTCTTGAGTTGAGCGAGACGACGCGCATGAATGGCATTCGCGTGAGCGACGATCTCGTTATACGACGTCGGATGCTTGTAGGTCGTCATGCGCTTCACGCGGTCCTCCGGTTCTGGATTATCAGTTCGAGTCGCGACACTTCGAGGTCGATGCTCTGGCGGAACAGGCGCAGGAATCGCAACGTGCGGGTATCCGACCCAAGCAGCGAGTCGACGGGAAATCTCAAGCGAGCGGAGATGCGGGAACGAGATGGCGACGTGACGTTCCGCGTCTCGCGTGACGATCGTGTGGAGTTCGGGGCGCGTGTGCGCGGATCCGGCGGGCACGGCGGATCGCGACGCATGTCGAGGCGCGAGTGCGCTGCCGGCATCGTTCGAATAGGGTGCCGTCCGCCTGCTTGCAGGGGACCGACAGCGGCGGGGCCGCGTCCGAGCCCGTCAGCCAGTACAGGAAACGCAGGTCGTGCGGGCGCGGTTGGCGGCGCAGCCCACCAATAGTTCAATGACCTGCAGATACGACAGCACCGAATGGCTGGACGTGCTCTATACGTCCGTGCGTAACACGCCCGGCGGCGTAGCCGACGCCGCCAATCACCTGACGAACCGCCGAGGCAAGGGCATTACGCCGGAGTCGCTTCGCCTACGCCTGCGTGGTGTCGGCGATAGCCGCCTCTCGATGGAGATGTTCGAGTTGCTGATCGAGTGGATGCAGGAGAAGAGCGAAGCCGAGGCACACGCGCTCGATGCATTGCATGCGCTTAACGCTCGTTTCGGGCTTGTCGCCGAGCGCGTCGACGATCACCACGCGGCCGACGTCCACGAGCCGGGCGCGATGCATCTCGTGACGACGACGCTCCACTTGCAGGCGCATGTGGGGAAGGTCGCCGACGACGTGACGCGCGCGCTCGAAGATCAGCGCATCGACGATCGCGAAGCCGAGCAGATCATCGCGACGGGCCGCAAGGGGCAGCGCCTGTTCCAGCGGCTGATTCATGCCGCCCGTAACCTTGCTGCCCGCCGGCGTCGCTGACATGCAGCGATTCATGCCCGGCATGGGTTGCTGCCGCGTTGCGCGCGAGCAGGTGCAGTTGTGTTGCGAACGCCCGTATCAGCTCGCATGCGGCGTTGCTGCGCTCGCGTACCGGATCGAAGCCGCCCCGGAGCAGGCCGGACGGCTGTTCGTCTCCCAGATCTCCACCTTTCCCGATCGCGTTGCGCTGTTCATCAAACGCGCCGCGTTGGACGAACGTCAAGCTGGCCGACATCGTCGGCGACGTCGCGCGTCGCAACAAGTGGGCGGCCGCGTGTTCGGTCGAGGCCGTCGTGCCGCGCGCGGATCAGTTCGGCGAAAGTGACCTGCACTTCATCACGCGCATCGCGCGGCAGTATGGTGCGACCGCGACGGTGAAGGCGGGCAAGCTGATCGTCGGGCCGATCGGCGGCGGCAAGAGCGCGAGCGGCAAGATGCTGCCGTCAATCGAGCTGACGCCAGCGGATCTTGCCGATTACGAGATCACGTTTCCGGACCGGGCCAGCTTCGTCGCGGTGCGGGCGAAGGTGCACAACGCGAAGACCGGGAAGAAGATCGATCTCACGATCCCGAATCCGGATGCGCCGCCAGGTGCTGCAGCCGTTCATACCGAGCGCCATTCGTACGCCAGCCCGGAGGCCGCGAAGGCGGCGGCGAAATCCCGGCTCGAGAAGCTGAACCGGCATACCGCGAAGAGCGTCCTGCGCATGCGCGGCCGGACGGATATCGCGGCCGAGAAGTCGGTGAGGCTGAAAGGCTTCAAGCAGGAGGCCGACGGCGAGTTTCTGGTCGAGTCGGTGAAACACACGTACGCCGGCCGCAGTTGGGAGACGTCGGTGGAACTGAACGCGGGCAACAAGGGGAAGGCGAAGGCCGGTCACGGCAAGAAGCCGACGAAGAAGATCGATCTGGTTGTGCCAGCGCCGAGATAGCGCTTAGCCAACAGTTTGCAACATTCCCAGTCGTAATTACACCGGGTGGCCATCGCAGGTGATATTGGGAAACATTCGGTGTATTTGTTTTTGTTTTCCGGCTCGTGCTCGGGTGTTCGCCACGATTCGCTAACTGGGCGATCTTCGAGAGAGAGCCGGTTTTGCAATGCCCGGGGTTTTTAGCTGCCGATTGCAATAAATCCAAAGCTCCTGTCTTGGAACTTGTTGCTGTTGTCGCCCGTGTTAATTTGGCAGTAACCGGCGTTAACAAAGGGAGCGGATACCCCGTCCATGTTGCTTTGTCCTGAATCGCCGAAGTTATTTTGAGTTGCGACGACTGCGGGGGTCACCGAAAATTGAGTGTTGAAGGTGATCACGTATTTTCCGGTGTCGGTGCGCTCAACTCTGAAATCTTTGCTGCCACTGTTGATGCTACCGTTGGCATTAACACTACCCCAAATGATCCGTGACATTATTTTCTCCAGTATATGCGTGATGGAAAGTTCGCCATATCTATGGCGAATCGAGTCAATGCGATCGATAAATTTGTAGTGTGAAAATATTCCATCGATCCACATTGGCGTTTTGATCGTAGGTCGTGATCTTTTGAATGTAAACCGCCGATTAAGGTGCGTATCGATGTTGTGGTGCAGTTTTGTTGGTCGATGGTTTTTTTTGTGGTGATTGATCAATGAATTAATACGCTCGCGAATTTCGTTAAGTATTTCGGATGCCGCCTCGAGGCAACTCGGGCGGCTTTTCTTTTTTCAATGGGGGTGGGATGCAAGACCACGAAAAGACGATCTTGGAGCTGATCGTCATGGGCGGACTGATTGGCATCGCGAAGGTGCTGGTCGGTGGCGAGCAACTGACATTTCGGATCGTTGCCGGTCGGACAATGTTGGGCTCGGCGACATCGATGGTTGCCGGTATCGCGCTGCTGCAGATCCCGGATCTGCCGCCGATCGCACTGCTCGGCCTCGGGAGCGCGCTCGGCATCATCGGATCGCAGTATCTGGAGGTGCTGCTGCGTCGGAACGCGAAGCGCCTGTTCGGGGAGAAGTGACGATGGCACGAATCGACATCGCCGCGGCTGGCGGCAAGAACCGCGTCGCGTTCCTCGACATGATCGCAGTGAGCGAAATTGGCTCGGCGCTGCTCGCGAAGTCGGACGACGGCTACAACGTGCTGGTCGGTTCGACGCCGTCGCGACCGCTGCTGTTTGCGAGCTATGCGGCGCATCCGAATGTGCTCAACCGGCAGATTCCGGTGCCGTCGACGGCGGCCGGTCGCTATCAGATCCTCAATCGCTGGTGGCGCATCTATCAGGCTCAGATGAAGCTGCCTGATTTCGTGCCGGTCTCACAGGACCGATACGCGCTGCAGCAGCTGCGCGAGCACGGTGCGCTACCGCTGATCGACGCAGGCCGGTTTCGTGAGGCCGTCTCGAAGGTGTCGAACGTGTGGGCCAGCTTGCCGGGTGCAGGATACGGTCAGCATGAAAACCGGATCGAGCATCTGCTGGCGGCGTATCAGGCAGCCGGCGGGGAGGTCGCATGAGCTGGATCGATCCGCGTTTCTGGCTGGTCGTGATCGCCGGCATCGTCGCCGGCTCGGCCGGCGGCTATTTCAAGGGCCACCGGGACGCCGACCAGTCGGCCAAGGTTGCGGTGCAGGCGAAGCAGATCGCCGAGCTGGCGACCGAGCGTGACGAATTTCGCCGCCAATCGGCGGCACAACAGGAGATCGCAACCGATGCTGCGAAAGAACGTGATCAGGCGCGCGTTGATGCCGCTGCTGCTGCTGCTTCTGCTGCTGACGGCCTGCGCAGACAGGTCGCCGCGCTCGTCGCCGGTATTCGCCGTTTCGCCACTTCGGCCGGAGGCTCGTCAGCCGGCGACGCCCTCGATCTGCTCGCCGACGTGCTCGGCCGGGTTGACGCGCGAGCGGGAGAGCTGGCAACGATCGCTGACGAGCGAGGCGTCGCCGGCCAGCAGTGCGAACGCAGTTACGACGCGCTGACGGGCGACGTGCAAATCGATCAGCCGCGATAGCGCGGCATGCGAGGCCGGACGGCCTCGAGAGAAACAGGGCGACCGGTGGGCGTGCGGGAACACGCTCGCCGGTCGCCTTTCCACTGTCTAGCCAGTGAATCGGCCAAGGCCCTGCTACCTACCGGTAGGCGGGCCGGATTCTACACCAAGTTTTAAAACGGCTTTCACAATGGCAAATCCGATTATTCCGTGGATCGGCGGCAAGCGCCGCCTCGCTGACCATCTCATCCCGCGTTTTCCCGCGCACGACTGCTACGTCGAAGTGTTCGCCGGTGGGGCGGCGCTGTACTTTCTGCGACCGCCGGCGAAGGTCGAGGTGATCAACGACGTCAACGGCGAGCTGGTCAACCTGTACCGGGTCGTGCAGCACCATCTGGAGGAGTTCGTGCGGCAGTTCAAGTGGGCGCTGACGAGCCGGCAGGTCTTCGAATGGCTGAAGCAGACGGTCCCGGAAACCCTCACCGATATCCAGCGCGCGGCGAGGTTCTATTACCTGCAGAAAAGTTGCTTTGGGGCGAAGCTGGAAGGACAGTCATTCGGTACGGCGACAACAACGCCCCCCGGCCTGAATCTGTTGCGCCTCGAGGAGGAATTGTCAGCGGCCCACCTTCGGCTCGCGAACACGTTCGTGGAGCGTTTGGATTGGGCCGCGTGCATCGATCGTTACGATCGGCCGCACACGTTGTTCTATCTGGATCCGCCGTACTACGAGACGGAGGGGTATGGCGTGGCGTTCCCGTTCGAGGAATACGAGAAGATGGCCGTGCGGCTGCGCTCACTCAAGGGCCGGGCGATTGTGAGCCTGAACGATCACCCGGACATTCGGCGTGTATTCGACGAGTTTCACATCGAGACCGTACCAATCCAGTACACGGTCGGGGGCGGGAAGGGCGTCCCCCGCAACGAGCTGATCATTTTCAGCTGGGACGACGCGGCACAGCCGGTTGGATTGTTCTGACGCGGTAGAGATCGACCTGCCGTCAGGAGGGCGGCAGGTCGGGTACTGCATGGGCCGATTGACTGCGTGCGGAAGGACCAGACGTTACAAATCCTTCCGCCGCGAAAGATACGACAAAATCGGTGGTCGCTGCATGTCAATCTTGGTTAAATGTGCCCCGTACGGCGCGCCTTCCCCCTGTCGTTTTCATGTTGCAGTCGTCGAATTTGGTACCCTCTGACCAGAAATCGGCGGTTTGCCCGTCGCGACACGCGGCCCGATCGCCTGAATCCAATACGTATTCAATAAGAGACGGTTTCATAAAGACTGGTCGGCCCGCCGAAGGGTATTCCAGCAGATCAGGCAGCAACCGAGTTTGAAG